CAAGAGGGGCCCCCCGGTGCTTGTACCTACATTTGTAGGCTATAAGTGCCGTGCATCGTTTCTCTGCTCCTGCTGTTAAATCAGCAGCGGTTGCGTGTTTCAGCGCGCACCCGTTAATGTCGGTCTATATCTGTACCCTTCCGGGCCGGATATAGAAGGCAAACGACAGAGGACATGTCCTCTGATCGTTGCAGAGCAACGATGCATCACTACCGTACGGAGGTCCGTAGTGCCTATCGTTACGTCAACGCGCTCTGTTCCAGGCTCTACTGCGTTTCGAAACTCGCAGTGGTGGCTTAATGGAACAAAGCAAGCGACGGACCGATACGACGACTACATTGGTAGTCAGACCACGACATCTTTCCGATCTAGCAGGAAAGATGGTCAGGATGACTACGAGGGGCTGACAGGAGAGGAGTTGTATCGTCGTGTACGCGTTGAATACCAAACCAGGTATGACAACGGTCATGACTTTACAACCCAGAAATCGTACTTCCACTATCCTTCGATGGTGTGGTACGCTGCTGGGCAGACTACTTTCCCGTTTAACGGATTTTTGGAATACCGTGGGCCATTAAGGCCCATGGAGTATACCAATAATCTGTTTCCTCCCGCAGGGGCGCTGAACACCGGTCAATTAAATTTGATCGGTAACCAGCTATCTGCCGGAGCAGCTCCTACCGCGTCCGAAGCTTCGCTCATGCAGTTCCTAGCCGAGTTGAAGACCGATGGTCTTCCCAAGGTTAGTGCACTGAAGGAGCTCATCATGAAACCTTCCGGCCGTGCGGCCGGACAGGCTCATGTTGAGCAGCAATTTTCTCTCAAGCCGTTTCAATCGGACTTGCAGAAAATTGTGCGAAGTGTGCTTCATGCGTGTAAACGGATGAAGCAATATGCCCGTGATTCCGACAGAATTGTTCGTCGGAAGAGGCATTTGGACACGGTCTCGAACGCCGTCAATCTTGGAAGATTCGGTGGGGATCTCGGTTTTCCGAGATGTAACCTAACCGGTATGTCTTCCACGTTGATTGGTGGTTCGAGCGGGGTTCTTGTCAGTGATCTAACGACCACTGACACATGGTTCTCAGGCGCATATACCTACCATCTCTCCGAAGCTCTTGGCTTCTTAGGGAATCTCGGTAGGTATGAGGAGCTTGCTAACAAGCTCCTTGGTTCCGACATTACTGTCGAAACCATCTGGAACCTAACCCCATGGACCTGGCTGACTGATTGGTTTGTGGACATTGGTGGATTCCTCCACAATGTTTCACTTTTCCATTCAAATCAGCTCGTCATGCGCTACGGCTACGTGATGTCACATACTGTGGCAACTCGCCAGCGTAGCATGATCAATGTCGCCCCTATTAGTAATAAGGGTGTCATTGAATCAAACGCGTATGTCTCTTATGCGACTGTAGAGTCGAAACAGAGACGACGCGCGACGCCGTACGGATTTGGCCTAATTGAGTCGTCCTTTAGTGACTACCAATGGGCCATCTTAGGAGCACTTGGTTTGTCCAAGTCTCCAAAGACGCTCAGGAGAAATGACGCATGAACCTGTCATATTCTCAAAGCGTCTGGGGCTCGCAACCAGCGAGTCCTAACAACTACTGTTAGGATCATTGCTGTGTCGTTCGCTGACCCACAATCTGTCACAGTCTCAGGGACGCCGATTTCGCTTCCGCGAACGTCGTCCGGCCAGAACACCGGTACATTTACCAGTGCCGATGGTCTGACCCAGTTGACTGTCTCGCATGCCTATGGCAAGCGTTACCGTCGACAGCTGCGACTCACCTCGTCGAAGATCTCGGCTGACCCGCTGGTGCCTTCACAGAACGTCCGTTCCTCCATGTCTTGTTACATGGTGGTCGACGTCCCTGTGAACGGCTACACAGTGGTCGAAGAGAAGGCCCTGGTTGATGCGCTTGTTGCGTATCTCCAGGCCTCGACAGGTGCAAGGGTTACCCAGTTGCTGGGTGGTGAGAACTGACAGATCTCACCAGTGATCGTCATCAGCTAAGGATGCTCCACCTTCATTAAGGAGGGAAGCATGAAAAGCCCGATGATGATCCAGCAGTTAGTCCTCACTGAAATGGGGACTAGATGCGGCACAAGCACCAACCGTGATTGGAAAACAATCACGGCTCGGTACGAACACGAGGGGTTATCGTTTCTTACGATAACTCTCCCTGACTTTGGAAAGGACTTCGAAAGAAGCCTTGACCAAGGTAAGGTGGATCCCAGCCTTTTCTCTGGATTTTCCAGAAAGGGAGGTCTCCCCCGATTTCTCGGAGGTTTCCTGGATCGTGTGTTCGACCGTGAAAGCGCTCTGCTACTGGATGAACCATCCATTGATTGTATCTATGCCATACGTCAGATTACTCTGATGTTTGGAAAGATCGGTCTTGAATGCTCTCCAAAAAGAGTACGCAAGGCCATCAATGGATACATCCAGACAGAACAGGATGTACGTCTGTCTGATCGGTTAATCCGATCGGAACCTGATCGTCTCGAACGTTTCGTTCGGGTCGGCAGGATGCTCTGGGCCGATTTCTTCTCGTCTGTAGATTCTCGAATCTACAACGAGTCGGTCGTTCCAAAGCATGGACCAGGTGCCACTGCTGATAAGCTTCGCGGCAACGCGAAGTACAAACAGCGGTGCTGGACTTCCCGGCTCGAGAGTCTGTTCCCACACTGGGAACAGCTTATCTCGAGTGATTCGCCCCATTTGTTGGAGCGGATGAACGGAATCCGGATCCTGGAACCTAGGGATGAGATACCCGTAAGGGTTATCTTCGTCCCTAAGACGTTGAAGACTCCACGTATCATCGCCATCGAACCTACTTGTATGCAGTATATGCAACAAGGGGTTCTCTCGGTGATGGTGCAAGAGATTCCTCGCTTTAACCAAACG